TCCCGTTGTTGGTAATCGTCCGGAGGGTAATGGGTGGCGTCAACTCGATGGTATCATGAACCTCCGAAAGCTCCGATTGATACCAGAACGGGTCGTCGGCCTGGAAGGTCATGGTCAACGTGAACAGACTCCCCCCGAAATGACCTCGGTGGTAGTTGTGAGTGATGTTGGTGCACTCAACTTCGATGTACCTGTCGTCTGTTGCGTTTCTCCGGAGTTTCAATTTACCCCGGCCTACAAGCTGGCCCCGCAAATGGGATGCCAGCTTGTCTGCCTCTTCCGGTGTGCATTCCTTAATAGTCCCAGACGCCCGCAGGGTCCTTGGTTCCAAACGTTTAAGGTGCGGAATCGACCGCCTTCCGTGACGCTCTGGGATCACAAGCCCTGGGATATCTACGTTCAAAGCGGAGTCGTCCAGTGCAATCTCCTCAGGGAGGTATATCACCTCTCCACCTTGCGTGGTCAGTGTCATCCGCATAAGATCATCCTCCTGTTGATCGCACGCCCTGCATCCCGGCCCGTTCATGTTCCTTTAGAATCCGATTCACCACACGCTCCAGATCTTCTCCGTCCACGAACATATTGACAGGTCCTTGGATGGGTCCAGTCAGTGTAGCTGTTACGATGTGTTCGATGGTGATTGTCGTGGCGTACATGGTTGCTTCTTCCGTCCGCAAGAACGTTTGGAGTTCATCCCCGCCACCAAGGGACCGTACCAGTATGTCGATGATGGTGTCCAGTCGCGTCATGTGGTCGTGGTGCCGGGTTGGGGCTTGTGTAGCCTCAAGGGTAATCGGGCGCCACATTTCCACGAACAGGTCCCTTTGCTCCCCGGTCAAGTTGGTCAGTCGTCTACCACCCCGGCTTATTTGTTCCCCGACTTGCATAGGCAGGTCAAGGAGTTCAGCCAATTGGACCAATACTTCTTGCATCCAGTCCGCCGGACCCTCAAGATCTCCAATGTCACTCGTCCACTGGTCTAGAGCAGGACCCACCACTTGCCAAAACTGGTCGGGGTCAAAGGACGAACCTGAGAATGCCGCACTGATACCTTCGTCAATGGCCTGCCATAAGGGCGCCATGAGTTGGGTATACATTCGGTGTTCCATAAACGCCTGAATCAGTCCGTCCCGGACATGGTCGTAAATACCTCGGCGCAGGTTACTTAGGAATTCAGTACCCGCCAAGCCAACAGGAGCATCGAACGCTTCCCGCATGGCGGTCTGTCCGGTACGTTGTAACTCCTGTAGCATCCGCTCCAGATTTTCAATCAGACGTTGTGTTTCCTCAGAAGTGACTTCAACCGTCCGGGTTACGTTGGACCTGAATAGTCCGAACAGGTACTTTACCTGTTCCGTATGCTTCCGGGTACTGGTCTCAAACTCTCCAGCAAACCCAGCGGACATCAATGCTTCAAACCGTTCCCTATCTGCCTGGGTCTGTTCCCGGTCCCTCTTCACCGCTTCGTCCAGTTTCTTAGCAGCGTCCAGGTACCCAGAAATAAGTTTGACCAATTCCATGACCAGAATGGTGATTATGTCGGTACCTGTAATCTCGACTTCTGAGAAGGCGGTGGTCCAGGCCGTTTCAAAGTCGTGGGCTCCTGAAACACTCAACTCCACGAACTTGGCTATAGCTGGCGTCAGTTGGGACGTGATACTTCGTGCTGCATCGTCCACAACGTCTTGTATGCCTGCCATAAACCAATCTTGTATGTCCATACGACCTGCCAGTACATTTTCAAGTCGGCGGGTCATGCGGACCAGGAGCTGTTCTCCGAGTACCTTGTCAAGTTCGTTCCCTACTTCACGCAGGGCCTCCCGCACCCGTTCAAGGGCTTCAACCGATTCATCTCCGCCCGCTACGTATTGGGCATACAAAGCCTCAAGTTCTTGCCGTTGGATGATGAGTCCTCGTATGGTCTGTTCCCCGGCCCGTATGTCTCGAATACGGTCCTCTGCGTCCTCCGCCGCGATTTGTTGCTTGAGTTGGCGTTCCTCCATGAGCAACTGGCGGTACGACATGGACAGTTCGGCCCGTTCGCCAAGGATCTCACGTTCCCGCTGAATAAGCCGTTCCAGTTGGGTAAGTCGTTCCTCGACCTCCCACTGTCCAAGAGCAACCTTGGTTTCGTAGAACGCCCGGTCATCATTCAGTTCTTGTCGCTTTAAGGCAAACTCCGCTCGGGCTAAGGCCAGTTGGGCTTCGGCGAGTTGTTGGTTGGCTTCCTCATCAATACCACCCAACTCCTGCGCAAGTTGTTCCGCTATCCGGACCCGTTCGCGGGCCGCTTCAAGGTCCCTGCGCAACCCTTCCTGGACTGTAATCTGCCCTGACTCGATTAGGTACTGTTGGAGTTCGGCTTCATACCGTTCCTGTGCCCTACGCCGCTCCTCCGCTAGCCGCTCGTCCTCTCGTCGTTGTCGGTCCCGTAGCCTCCAAGTCTCGTGTTCCAACGCCTGCTTTTGTTCTTCCGTGAGTTGGTACAGTTTGGCTTCATCATCCAAACGCTGAGCCAGTCGATCCAGTCTCCAGCCTTCCCGTTCAGCCTGTCGTTCGATGTTTTCCTTGGCCCGTTGGAATGCCTCATCGTACAGGCGCCGGCGCATTTCCGCTACCTGTGCTTCGACCTGTGCGGTAGTACGTGCAGACACCTGAATACCTTCAAACATGCTATTGGCGGCATCCAGTGCCCGTTCGTATGCTTCGATTTGTCCTGCTTCGTCCAGTTCGCCTAGACGTACCCGCAGATCAATGTCTGATAACGACTCTCGTAGAACCCTTTCAGCCTCCGATACCATAGCCGCCGTCCGTGCGGTGTCTGCGATGAGGTTTACCTGTACGGGATCCACACCTTGGGCCAGACTGGAATACCGTGCAGCCTCAATTCGGGCCAATTCAGCATCGAATTCTCGTCCTTCAAGGGTAGCGAGTTCAGCCTGGAACCTTTGTTCTGCAGCGAGTTCTTCGTAACGGTACCGCTTACGGATCTCGGCCTTTCGGGCTTCAACCCACTCCGTAACCTCCGCCTCTTCCCGTCCGGCCTTTCTAAATTCCTCAGCCCGTCGGTCAATGTCAGCAAGATCCCGTTCCATGGCGGACATACTGGCTTCCCGCATGCGGGCGCCAGCTTCTTCGTACGCTTCCTTGATCCGTTGTTCAATGCGGGCGATTTCGGCGTCGTAGATCTCCCGTGCAAGACGTGCCGCTTCAGGGTCCCCCGGTGCAGCTGCAAGTGCGGCGTCTAGTGCCGCTCGTGCCGCCGCCTTTTCAGCTTCCCACCCTGCGCCCTGTATACGCAGTAGGGCTGCATGGTGTGAGGAGACAGCAGCCTGTTCACGTAGGTGAGCCTCAAGCCGGGCTCGCTCACGTAACGTGTCAGACTCCCGCTGGATGTTAGCCAAGGTTTCCGCTAAGCGTCGCTCATCCCTAATGGTTTCCCGAGCACTCTGTTCTCGCTTCTTCTGTTCCCGGTCAATTTGAGCCAGTCGTTGGTCTAGGGCACTCGCCTCAAGGTCAAACAATCGCTGAGTAGACTCTTCCAATAACGCTGCCTCAGCGTCTGTTTGGCGTTTGATTAAAGCTTCTCGTTCCGCTTCATACCGTTGGAGGATTAACAACCTTTGTTCGTTGTCATCCCCGACCCTTTGCAAATCCCGGTCACGGGCTAGTTCAAGTTGAGCGAGTTCCGCTTCATAGAATTTGCCTTGTGCACGGAGTATGGATGTGTTCAGTTCCTGTAGGGCCTGTCGTCTATTTTCATGCCATTCAGTCGTTGCTCGCTCACGTAACGTGTCAGACTCCCGCTGGATGTTAGCCAAGGTTTGTGCCAACCGCTCTTCGTCCCTAATGGTTTCCCGTGCCTTTTGTTCCCGCTTCTCCTGGTCCCGGTCAATTTGGGCCAACCGTTGGTCTAGTGCGCTAGCCTCTAAATCAAACAGTCGCTGAGTAGATTCCTCAAGTAACGCTACCTCAGCATCGTTTTGACGTTTGATCAGGTTCGCTCGTTCCGCTTCATACCGCTCCAAAATCAACAACCGTTGTTCGTTGTCGTCCCCTGCCATTTGCAGGTTACGGTCACGAGCTAGTTCAAGTTGGGCCAGTTCCGCTTCATGGAATTTGCCCTGTGCTCGCAATATGGCTATATTCAGTTCTTGTAAAGTTTGGCGTCTATTTTCATGCCATTCAGTCGTAGCTTGTTCACGTAGCGTATCATACTCCCGCTGAATGTTGGCCAAGGTTTGTGCCAACCGTTCTTCGTCCCTAATGGTTTCCCGAGCGCTCTGTTCTCGCCTTGCTTGTTCCCGGTCAATCTGAGCCAGTCGTTGGTCTAAGGTATTTGCCTCTAAATCAAACAGTCGTTGAGCGGATTCCTCAAGTAACGCCATCTCAGCGTCTGTCTGACGTTTGATTAAGGCCTCCCGTTCCGCTTCATACCGCTCCAGAATCAACAGCCTTTGTTCGTTGTCGTCCCCGACCCTTTGCAGGTCACGATCCCGCGCTAATTCAAGTTGAGCGAGTTCCGCTTCATGGAATTTACCTTGTGCCCGTAGAATGGCTATGTTCAGTTCTTGTAGGGCCTGCCGTCTATTCTCATGCCATTCAGTCGTTGCTCGCTCACGTAAAGCGTCAGACTCTCGCTGAATGTTGGCCAAGGTTTCCGCTAGACGTTGTTCATCCCTAATAGTATCCCGAGCCCTCTGTTCTCGCTTCCTCTGTTCCCGGTCAATTTGAGCCAGTCGTTGATCTAGTGCGCTAGCCTCTAAATCAAACAATCGCTGAGTAGACTCTTCCAGTAACGTCACTTCAGCCTCTGTCTGACGTTTGATTAAGGCCTTCCGTTCCGCTTCATACCGTTGGAGGATTAACAACCGTTGTTCGTTGTCGTCCCCTGCCATTTGTAGGTTACGGTCACGAGCTAGTTCAAGTTGGGCCAATTCGGCCTCATAGAATTCACCCTGTGCCCGGAGTATGGCTATGTTCAGTTCCTGTAGAGTTTGGCGTCTATTCTCATGCCATTCAGTCGTAGCTCGCTCACGTAATATGTCATGTTCCCGCTGGATGTTAGCCAGGGTTTCCGCTAGACGTTGTTCATCCCTAATGGTTTCCCGCGCTCTGAGTTCCCGCTTCCTCTGTTCCCGGTCAATCTGGGCCAGTCGTTGGTCTAAGGTACTTGCTTCTAAGTCAAACAGTCGTTGAGCAGACTCTTCCAGTAACGCTACTTCAGCATCGTTTTGACGTTTGATTAAGGCCTTCCGTTCCGCTTCATACCGTTGTAGAATCAACAACCGTTGTTCGTTGTCATCCCCGACCCTTTGAAGGTCCCGGTCACGGGCTAGTTCAAGTTGAGCCAATTCAGCCTCATGGAATTCGCCTTGTGCGCGGAGTATGGCTATGTTTAGTTCTTGTAAGGCCTGCCGTCTATTCTCATGCCACTCGTTTTCAACCTGTTCACGCAACGCGTTAGATTCCCGTTGGATGTTAGCCAGGGTTTCTGCTAAGCGTAGCTCGTCCCTAATGGTTTCCCGTGCCCGCTGTTCTCGCCTTGCTTGTTCCCGGTCAATTTGGGCCAGTCGTTGTTCTAGAACACTCGCCTCAAGGTCAAACAGGCGTTGAGTAGATTCCTCAAGTAACGCTACCTCAGCATCGGTTTGGCGTTTAATTAGGTCCGTTCGTTCCGCTTCATACCGTTGGAGGATTAACAACCTTTGTTCGTTGTCATCCCCGACCCTTTGCAAATCACGGTCGCGTGCTAATTCAAGTTGAGCGAGTTCAGCCTCATGGAATTTGCCTTGTGCACGGAGTATAGATATGTTCAGTTCCTGTAGAGCTTGGCGTCGGTTCTCATACCATTCAGCCTCTACCTGTTCACGTTCAGTCTGTACGTTCCGTAGAAATTGGGTGATTTGGTCCTCTGTAGCCCCAAGCTGGCGCATCCTTCGTACCTGTGCATCCGCCTGTCGGTCAATGCGTTCCAATTGTCGTTGCAAGTCTGCGTCGTGAGCCTGGTTTATTCTATCTGAGGATTGTGCCAGGATGTCCCGTATCTCTTCCATGGACTCCTTGATATGCCGGTTCAGTGCCAGTTCCGCTTGGTTTACCGCCAGTTGGGCTTCAGCAAGCCGTTGGTTAGCCTCCTTATCCAACCCTCCCAACTGCTCGGCCGCTTCTTGTGCAATGCGTAGTCGTTCTTTCGCCGCTTCCAGGTCCCTGCGCAACCCTTCCTGGACTGTTATCTGCCCTGACTCGACTAGGTACTGTTGGTACTGTGCATTGTACCGCTCTAGAGTCTTGAGGTATTCTTCTTCCTTGCGTTGGTCCTCTCGTCGTTGCCGGTCTCGTAGCCTCCAGGTCTCGTGTTCCAATGCCCGTTTTTGTTCTTCTGTGAGTTGGTGCAGTTTGGCTTCGTTTTCCAGCCGATCCGCTAACTGGTCGAGACGCCAACCCTCACGTTCTGCTTGCCGTTCGATGTTTTCCTTAGCAGTTTGGAACGTGGTATCGTACAGTTGACGGCGCATTTCCGCAACCTGGGCCTCAACCTGGGCTGCGGTACGGGCGGACACCTGAATACCCTCAAACATGCTATTGGCGGCATCAAGTGCGTTTTCGTACGCCTCAATCCGCTCCGCTTCGTCCAGTTCACCTAGACGTACCCGCAGATCAATGTCCGATAACGACTCTCGTAGAACCCTTTCAGCCTCCGTAACCATGGCGGCAATGCGAGCTGTGTTGGCAATGGCCTCTACTTGCCTTGGGTCCACGCCTCGGGCTAGGCTGGAATACCGTGTAGCCTCAATTCGCGCCAATTCAGCATCGAATTCTCGTCCTTCAAGAGTAGCAAGTTCGGCCTGGAACCTTTGTTCTGCGGCAAGTTCTTCGTAACGGTACTTTTCACGAATTTCTTTTTTATGTTGGGTTACCCACTCAGTAACCTCAACCTCAGATCGGCCCGCCTTTATGAGCTCCTTAGCCCGTCGGTCAATGTCGGCAAGATCCCGTTCCATACTGGACATGGACGACTCACGCATGACCTCGCCAGCCCGTTCGTACGCTTCCTTGATCCGCCGTTCAATACTAGCGATTTCAGCGTCATAGATCTCCCGTGCACGACGTGCCGCTTCAGGGTCTCCAGGAGATGAAGCAAGTGCCGCATCGAGGGCGGCTTTGGCTGCGGCTCTTTCCGCCTCCCACCCTGCACCCTGAATACGCAGTAGGGTTGCTTGGTGGGAAGAAACCGCGGCCTGTTCACGTAGGTGAGCCTCAAGCCGGGCTTGTTCACGTAGCGTATCATACTCCCGTTGGATGTTGGCCAAGGTTTGCGCCAACCGTTCTTCGTCCAGTATGGTTTCCCGGGCTTTACGTTCCCGTTCTTCCTGCTCCCTGTCAATACGAGCCAACCGTTGGTCTAAGGCACTCGCCTCAAGGTCAAACAGGCGTTGCGTGGACTCTTCTAGGAGTGCGATCTCCGCGTCGGTTTGACGTTTGATCAGGTCCGCTCGTTCCGCTTCATACCGTTGTAGAATTAACAACCTTTGTTCGTTGTCATCCCCGACCCTTTGCAGGTCCCGGTCACGGGCTAGTTCAAGTTGGGCCAGTTCCGCTTCATGGAATTCACCCTGTGCCCGTAGAATGGAGATGTTCAGTTCCTCAAGGGCTTGGCGCCGGTTCTCATACCACGCAGCCTCTACTTGAGCCCGTTCGGTTTGTGCATTTTGTAGGATTTGGGTAATTTGATCCTCTGTGGCCCCAAGTGCCCGCATTCTGCGCACGTCCGCCTCGGCCTGTTGGGTAATCCGATCCAACTGGCGCTGGAGGTCGGCGTCGTGGGACTGGTTTATTCTGTCGGAGGCTTGTGCCAGGATGCCCAGTATTTCTTCCATAGACTCCCGTTGGATGTTGGCAACCTCTGTGGTATAACGTTGCAGTTCTAGTTCGTAGGCTTCGTTGTTCTCCTCAAGTGCGGCTAGGCGTTGTTGATGGTTGATGTCCTCACGAAGCAGTCTTGCTAGGTACAGGTCTCCTTGTGCTTCGTATAGGTCAGCCTGGGCTTCCATAGCATCCCACTGGGCTCGGAGTTCTTCATCTGACGCCTGTCGGATTAAACGGTGCCATTCGGTGGTCAACCGTACCCATTCACTGGACCCACGTTCCATCATGCTTATCTGGTGGGCAATGACGTTTGCCTGTTCCGCTGCCGTTACCTTACCCGTATCGACCAGGTACCGCCAGAAGTTGTCGATCCTTTCTTTCAGACCTTGCAGGTCGTCCAGGTCCTGGGCCTCAACACCCGCGAACTCACGGAGGCGGTCAGCCATGGGGCCGTAACGCGCAAACAAGCGGTCTACTTCTTCCCATACGTCGTCTATCGTTCCATCCCGCAGAATGTCTACAGCCCGTGGACCCTGTAGGATCACATCGTTTAGTAGCTTCTGGGCCCGTTCGAGCTGATCCGCAAGCCACGCCCGCTGAGTCAGAAGCTCATTAGCGGCCTCCTGCTCCTGTCGGTCGATTTGGGCCATTCGCGCCTGATGGGCTTCCGTTTCCGTCTTCAGTAGCTGGTCATACTGGGCCATGATGTTCTCAGCGATCCACTGGTCTGACTTGCCCGCTTCCCGGGCATCGCGAACCATGTCGGCCCGCCAATCCTCCAGCTGTTGTTTCCACAAGGCAAACTCAGCTTCGGCGTCTTCACGCTCGGAACGGAACCGATCAGCCAGTTCCCTTTCTGCACTGGGGTCTGAGAAGGCATCACTCAACCATGTTATATAATCCTGTACCACGGTTTGGAGTGTACCAAACTGGTCGACATACTCCTTGGCCCCACTCTGTACCAGACGGATTTTAGCCTGCCACAAGGCGTTCTCGTTGCGTATACTCTCAGCCAGGGTTTGTTCAGTTTCGGTCGTTACCCGCTCTAAGGACTGCGTGAACGGCGTGAGGTCCCACTCAGGTTGGTCCTCTGCGAATGGGTCTAACCCTTCGTGCAGTCTTTCCCATACGCGGGTGGCGGCAGCGAACTCAGCCAGTTGGGCGTCAATAGCATCCAATTGGGTAGCAATCTCAAGCATCCGCTTGGTTACAGGGGCTAGTTTACTTTCCGCCTCATGTGCCATTTTCTCGAGTGAGGTATACAGTAGCCCCGGCAACTGCCATGGACGGTCGGGGAAGATGCGTCGTAGGGCTTCGTCCCGTTCCTTAAAGGCTTCCTCTGGACGTACACCTTGGAGGACAGCGCGTTCTGCTTCACGGTGCAGTCGTTGTACCTCTGCCCACTGTTGAAGGGTGGTAGCCCACTGATCAAACATAGAGTCCTTAACGGTGCGCCAGTGTTCAAGCTCTGTCAACAGGCGTTCACGCTCGTTCTCCAGTCGAGGGATCATTACCGCCGCCCTGGCCGCTGCCGCCTCAATGAACACGTCGCTTTGCATTTGCAGGGCCTTTGCATACTCACGGAGCGGGTCTATGTTACGACGAATAGCTTCTCCAATGTCATCGTACCCTGCGGCGATGGTTGGTTGGATGTCGATAATCTGTTGCATCACCGTTTCCAACCGGGAATGCTCTTCTGCCGACAGGTCAGGTTTCCCCGATAGGGCCTCATACTCATCAAGGAGACTGTTCAACGCATTGGACTGTTCCCGCATGGTTCGTGCCTGGTCGAGCTGTGCGGCGTTTAACTCCTCAATGCTTTGCTTCGCATCACCAAAGGCCGCTGCGAGAAGCCCTACACCAGAGGCGACAGCAAGTACAATACCCAAGGGTCCAGCCATAGGAGCTAACGCCGTTACCAGAGCCCTGACAGCAATTGTCAACGGTCCCGCAACCGCCAGTACCGCTCCCATTGCCACGGCTCCACGGTGGAAGGAATCAGGTAAAGAATTCCACAAATTAAGTAGACTCGTCCCTGCGTCGATCAATGCCCGAAGACCGGGTTCTACTTGGTCCATGGCCTTGAGGGTAGCGCCTTCCCATGCGCTTTGAAGTCTCACGATGCTTCCCCGTAGGGTGTCCATTTGAGTCGTGGCCACTTGTTCGGCTAATCCGGAAGACTCACGCAACCGCTGGTAGAACCGTTCAAGCGCATCCGAACCCTGGTCCACAAGGGCTTGCATAGCCGGGCCAGCCCTTTGTCCAAACAAGGCCATCATGTCTCCGGCGGATATTTGTACCCGTTCTAATTCGGAGATGATCTCCATCATACTGAGCAAGTTGCCGTTGGTATCGTAAATGTTCAGTCCGAGTTCCTGTATGAGGTCCCGTACTTGCCCAGTTGGGTTAAGGAGTCGGGTAATGGCCCCACGTAATGAAGTACCCGCCATGGATGCCTGAATACCAGCGTTACCCATAAGGGCGATAGCGGCAACGGCTTCCTCGAACTGAAGACCTGCCGCAGACGCCACCGGACCGGCGTACTTCATAGCCTCTCCGAGTTGCTGGAGGTTTGTGTTTGCGCCTGTCATGGCTGACACAAGAACGTCATTAACTCGGGCCAATTCCTCGACTGCTAGGCCGTATCCTGTTAGGATATTGGTAGTGATGTCTGCGGCTGACGCTAGATCTAGTTGAGCTGATGCCGCAAGTTGAAGCACGCCTGGCATAGCGCCAATGATGTCATTGACCTCAAAACCGGCCATGGCTAAGAACGTCATACCTTCGGCGGCTTGACTTGCGGTGAATTGTGTGGAGGCTCCTAACTCCCGTGCAACCTCAGACATTCTCCGCCACTGTTGTTCGGTAGCCTGACTTACCGCCGCCGTCATGGCCATTCGTTGTTCAAACTCGGCGAAGGTATTTCCCATCTGACGGCCTATGAGTGCCAAAGGAACAGTAACAGCGGCAGACATGGAACGACCTAGCTTGTCCCACTGTTCCCCCATACGTTGGGTAGACTGTTCCATTTGATGCTCAAGGTTGATAACTTCGCGCTCGACGTGTTGTTTGCCACGGTCAAAGTCGTCGTGCTTTAGACCGACGCCGGCATATATGGTTCCTAAATCTATGCCATTGGCCACTCGGCGCACCTCCTGATAAAGAGACCAGGCATGGGACGGCGAGAGGAGACTCCGCCCCTTCAGCCCGTCGGCTATAGCCCGGTCAAAGCAAACACCCAATGAAATGAACACCTATTTGAAACTCATCATCCAATCAAGCGGGTCTACGTCTGGTGGTAACTCACGTCCCACTATTTGGGTTGGACCGGCCCTTATATTCTGTTCCCGTTTCTTTTTGGCTTCGTCAAAGGCTTCCTTCTCCTTCATGCTCAATACCACCGCACACAGTTCATCGAAGGCGAAAGCCTCATAGGTGTTCAGTTCCGGCAGGTAACTACTTGGCTTGACTCCCCACGCTTTAGCGGTTGCCGCCATCCGTATTACTAGGTCCGGGTTGCGAGCGAAAAGATTCTAGTGCTCGTACTCCCGCAACAGCGTATAAGAGAATAGCTTGCTTCTGCTCTTGGGTAACACACCCCGCATGTTCAACCACCTGATCATACGTGGGCTCTATCAGAGACAACCGGGCGACATGGTCCAGGAATTCGTGAAACCTCTTCACACCGTCCCCGTCCAGTTTGCCGTCCTTGTCCAGTTTGGCGACAGGGTTATGCCCTTGCCTGGGTAGGGCAAACTCGTTAGCGATTTCCAGTAGTTCATTGGGAATCTTACCGGCCTTAATCAAGTCGTACAAGGACAGTTTTCGTAGGCGGGCAAAGAAAGGGACATCGTCTGTCCAACCCGGAAGTGCGACAACCTCTTGATTCATTTTGGCAAGTTGGTCCAAAGGCGTGGGCTTTAGTTCGTGCTTCCTCTCCATGGTGCAATCATCCTCTCATTTGGGGGTAGGAAGGGGGCGGTTACCGTACCCCCTCCCTTTGTTACATTGATTAGGCGGGCAAAGACTCCGCGAATTCCCTGAACCGCATGAACCGCTTCTCTTCTGCCTTGTTGTCCCGTGCCCGGATTGTGTAGCTGGGGACCAGGAAATTCTGTCCCTGAGCCGTGAACGATGCCAAGGAACCCTTGCAGTTGGGGAATTCAAACACGGCATAACCGATCAGGTCTGACTCGTGGTTTGAACCCTCTTCATACTGGGCCACGTAAAGCTCCATGGCGAAGCCTGTACGTGGGGCGCCTACAGGCGGAGGTGAGTACTCACCGTCTTCAAAAGTACCTCCTGCGATGAGGGCCATAACCTTTCCTGACAAGACGGCGTCTTGGAAGGTGAGGTCAATGCCCACGTACTGGTCGTCCTCTTGGACGGTGGCTAAGAGCCTGTCCCCGCCACGGATCTCCTGCTGTTGTCCCGTAATCACCTGCGGCTGAATTTGCGCCTGTTGAGGGGAATCGATTACCTTCCACTCTGGGGTGGTCGGAAGTTTCCCATCCGCTCCCAACGGGGCCAGGCGAGCCAGGCGCAGACCGTATAGAACTGACATTTTTCATTCCTCCTTAAATTTTATCACTGATTACAACACACCAACCAACGGAACCTGGAAGTCAATTCGTCTGGTAAGAGCTTCGAGGTCAGGATCGTAGAAATCATCACTTTCCCCGATCCACTCCACCTTGAACCGTTTGCCGGCCTCTGTTGTCAAAACCTTCCCTGACAACAACCGCCGAATCTCCTTCACAGCATCGTCAAGCGGCAAGTAGTTACTGTCGTTCACATAAGGCCACACCTCTACCAATCGTAGGGACCCAATACTGTTCACCTGGGGAATTACGCTCCCTAACCGAATTACCCCGTAAGGTTTGCGCACCTCAGCGGTAGCCATGTAGGGTTGGAACCATACTGGGATAGACTTGCAGTTCTCTGTAAGGTAGTTATACAAGGCTAGCCTCATGGTTACCGCACCCTCCACCGTAGATTCTCAACCTGACGGAGAAATTCAGGCGTCACATGGTCCCTAGACCGTTTTAATACGCCGTACCTTCCCTGATGCGCAAGTTCAAGGTAAATGCCGTGTTGCTCCGTATGGGAAATGCGGGCAATGATGGCGGACTGTGTTTCTTGAACAGACCCGAACAATCCCCGTCGGGCGTCTCCGAAACCAGTGCGCCACTTATACGGGCCTTTACCATGTGGAACCCACGTACCTCTTTGACCCGTTACGGGATCTCTTTCATCCCTTCGTAGGGGTCGTATGGGGAAGGGTGGGTTTTTGGCGTATGCTTCCATGGAAGCGGCGGCATTCTCGGCCAGAGCGTACATCGCGGCCTTTAACCGTCGGTCCCAATCGCCAAGGTTCTTTACAACCTCATCCGCTCCAGGCACCTTAACTCACCTCCACCACCGACACCTGTAACGACACAACCTCCCCTAACAGACGAACGGGTTGAACCTGTTCTACCATGAACCGCCCTGTGTGGTCTACGTCAAGGGTGAATGTGTCACCTTTCCGAATGTCGGCATCATGTGGGGCAAGCAATGACGCCTGGTCGAATTGCATTTGACCTCCCACATCTACCACTTCACGACTGCCACGGGAGGAGGAAATGAACAGTCGGAACGTCTGTGGAGGCAGTGTTTGTTCCTGCTCTCGCCAGCCTCCCCCGTAGGGTTCCCGTGTTCTGCGAGTCAGTTCAATCGTAATGGGGTTGAGGGAGATGGCCCGCTGGGTGAGTTCCCTTCTGTTGCGAACCAACCTAGTGACCATCTCACAGCACCTCCGGTTTCTTCACCTTCATCATCCAACTTCCACCCTGGGCCATAGCCGCCATGTCCGCATAGGTCTTGGCCATCTTCAGAGCGTAGTCTAACTGATCCTTCAGTGATGTCATCCGGTACGATTCCTGGCCGGTAGTCATTTGCTCAATCCCGGCCATTTCCCGCTGAAACATGCCGGCCTTCTCAATCCAGCCTAAGGAGGCGGCTGAGTATAAGGACCCTGCCTCTCCTAGCAATTCATCCAGGTCGTCATTGGTGAACCGGGTATCCTTGTCCGTTCCTCCTTCTGGGATCTGTTCGTCCAGAAGTCGGCGGAGTCGATCCCGTGCGTTATCTATCGGGGCCATTTACCTCCACCCCTTAGCTGAACTGCGGAAGCTCGATCTCCTGAACGTTCTCCTGGAGTGCAGCGTAGGTACCCCGATACGCACGACCCACAACCTGGGTATCGACCAAACGGGACAGATCTGCATCCCCGGCATCGATCATCAGGTCATACTTGACCAATTCCTTGAAGCCTCGACGTGGACGCACCAACCAGGCTTTCGTGGCGTCCGCTCCCTCATAGATGTACAGACGCTTACCTACCCGAGTGGACCATCCATCGTAGGCAATGATGGTGTCGATACCCCCGACAGGGCCGTAGTCTGTACCACGAACGTGCATGGCCGCAAGGGCATCTTGGACGATGCGCTGGTTGGTGGAGGCGATTATCAGGACGTTCCCAGGACGGCGCTCCCTTGCCGCATCCTCAATAGCTGCATTTAACGTGGCCCGCATGGACAGGAGCGGGTGTGCTCCGGTAGCACTTGCCAAGGGCTTGCCTTCTGGATCGATGTACTTGGCCCCTGTGGCGTTAGCTCCCGAATAGGAATGTGTGATAATAGGAGAGAGGTGGATGTGGTTCAGGAGTGCGTTGTACGCCTCACCGAACGCCCGCTCCAACTCCTCCATTGAGAATGTCTGGTTGAACAGAATCATCTTCTCGGTGAACTCAAATCCAGCGGCATAGGACACGATACGAGCCGTGGGTCCCTGCTCTGCCTGGATGTGACCGAACTTGACTTCTTCACCCTCCATGTGGGAGAAGAAAACAACCGTGCCCGAAGTCGCCCATGGGGCGTCAAACACTTCAGGGAAGTTCGGGTCCTCAAGACGATCGTAGATAGGAGTATAAAGCAGGGGAACCTGCTCACGTCCCAACTCTACGTCCAGGACTACCTTCTCCAAGAGTTCACGACGGCCCGCCGGAGTGGTAATCATCTCACCTACCGGGCGGGTGATGTCATATACCTCCATTTCCCCGTTTACGATGCGTTTAGACACGTAGTTGGGGTTTGTCGGAAAGCGGTTCTCCCCATACAGGTACGGGACACGGGTTTCTACCGTACCCGCCTGCCGGAGCCGCTGACGACGTTCGTTGAGCATGGACTCGATGCTGACTACCCTGATGCTCATTGCACCATTCCTCCATTCTGTCAATCAAATTGTTTAGCGGGGTTACTCCCCAGTGCCACCGCCATCCCCAGTGCCACCGCTTGCAGGAATTACGGGAATTACGGGAATCTGCGGGGCCAAGATGAAGTGAATCGTGTTATTGACGTCCCGTGGAGCCGTAACACGTCCGGCGAACCTGTTGGCGCCTCCTCCGTCACTCTCAGTCAAGCGCTTGTTTGTGGAGTCCCAGTACACCGGGGTCCCAACCGTGTCGAAGTCTTCGTTTTCGGCAATCTGGTCGGTCTGGTACTCGGCCTGCTCAATGGTCAGGATGAGCTCCTGGGGCTGGTCACTGTTGTCCAAAACGTTCCCCGGCGTTACCGCCTGGAGTGGGCTCTCCCCACCCACGGCGAAACCAAGGAATCCGTCGAACTCGCACAATGCTCCAGCCTTGATAGGTCCTGAGTTTGCGGGTACGGTGACCCGAACGCTCTTTCCGTCACTTACCTTGAAATAACCGTGCTGGTACACAGTGGTAGGAACCGGCTGTCCCTTGAAAGCCATTTGTCATTCCTCCTTAATCCTCTACAAATGGATGGGTTTGGTCTTACAAGCTAACCTTCTTGATCCGAACGTTCTGCTTGGACGAACCTTGGGTGCTAGTGGAACCACCAACGCCCGGCGACTGATCAACAAACTGGTTGCTGATGAGTGCCTTTATGTTCTCGTCGTTAAGCAGGTTGTCCAGCTCACCGGCGATCATCTCGTCAGTGACGCTGGGGTCGGTGAAGGTGCGGGACAGGAGTCCTGTGAAGAAGCCCTGCACTTCCTTGCCCGTTACCTTATCTCCAACTATCTTGTCAATGCGGGACTTAAGGGCCGCTGCGGCCTTTTCCGAATACAGGTTGGCCATCTCACCTGCTACCGTGGTCACGTCCTCCGGTTTGTTCTTGTCAAAACCCAAGGACTTCCAAACAGCCGCCATTTCCCCGGCTATAGAAACAGCTTCCTCTACGGGTAAGTCCTTTGATAGCCCCAGGGCAGCTACAATCTTAGTCCCAGCTTCCCTCGCTGTTTGAAGGGCCTTTATCTGTTCTCCCGCAAACAGGTCGACTACCTGCTCCTTCGTGTACCCGATTTCACCAAGTACCGTTTCCAGCGTCATCTCGCCCTTAGCCACGGCCGACCTAATAGCAGCCAACATCTCCTCCAGCTTCATTTCCACATCATCTCCTTCCATTTCTCCCACGGGAACAAATCGGGGGTCCTCATGAATACCGTCCATCTCCCCGTCCAATGAATCTCCGAACGTTGAGTCCACTTCTCCCACAGCAACAATGCGTGTGGGCATCCCTGCACGGTCTAGCGGCGTCCAGTCTATACTCAGTGCATTGTAGCCAGTGACAAGAGTTTCTCCGTTTACCGTCTTCAGCTTAGGTACACCAAAGATCGACACCTGCCGGATACGACCTGACCGAATCCAACGTTTCAGATCTGAAGCGACCTTGTCAATCACACCGCGGAAGTAGGCTTTACCGTTCTCCCACTTGGCGCCGATCCAGTGCGTAACCGGAAGTGGGAATTCAGTGGCTACCTTTTCAGGTTCCTGGTGACCGAGGAAACCTGCTAGAGTGTTGGAGTTGACTTTGTCCACGATGTTCTTCAGGGCTTCGCCGGTATAGTACCATCCGCGGGTGGACTTGCCTTCGGGGACCTCCACAACGACTTCAAGCGGATCATCATCCCCCTTCTTGATTGCGTCCACATCCACGCCGGGGGCGGCAGGGATATCTGAGGGCTTCATTTCCCCGGCAATGCGAGCCACTAGAAATCGCTTGTCCACTTTCATCAGCTGTCACCTCCCTTCTGAATGAATGTGGTCTACGGAATCTTCAATCGCTTCATCAGTGCCGCTACCTCGGGACTTATGTTGAGGAGGAACCTGTAGCCATACATGAGGGCTTCTTCTCCCGTTTCAGTGCCCGTGACCGTTGTGTATGGTCGGTGATTGACCACCCGAAATAGCGGCACATCACTCAGCCCCTTTGTTGAACGCTGTGAACGCCTTTTCCAATTCTTTCCGTGCGCGTTTCAGTTTCCGCTCGGCTCGATTGGGAGCTACGCCGGCGATGATCTTTTGCCTGAACTTCTCGATCTCTTTCCGGACTCTCGCTTGCAGTGAACGGATTTGTGGGTTAGTACGGAACGCCACATAGCGAGCTTGACAGTAGGGGCATTGTAGGCCTACTGTCATGATACCGTCTCGTGAGTCCATGAACTTGTTCAACTGTTGGTTGAACGTCCTTTTGCACTGGTCACAGGTTACAAATGGGCTGGGAGGTGCTTGGGTTGACATAGGTATTCCTCTCCTTCTACGAAGCCCTTCTACGGGTTGGAAGGTAGAACGTCCGGTACCATTCCTCGATCTCTTCTTGTGAGGACGGATTGTTCAACCACTCAACCAACTTATCTACCATGTCCTCCATAGGTAAAAGGACAGGCACGGTGAAGCATAGGCAATTCGGGTGAGGGACTACAGGCTCTTGGCCTTCTGGGTAGACGCCCGGACCCATGCCATACAGGTTCTGTTCAGCTAATGTGTCACATATGTCCTCAATCGGATGAGCGTCTGATAACATCCATTTGACGCCTTTGTAACTTGGGTTCACCCTGCCGCGTGCGTACACGCCTTCGTTATACGCCTTAGCCTTCTCTGTCCGTACCAACCGCAAGGCTTCATAGGACAGGTCCTTGGGAATGCGTGATTTCATCCCCACCCGTTTCATCATGTTGGGATAGTCGGTTGCCAAGGTACGGATGTCTGTTTTCACGTATCGTTGCAGGTCCTTTGCTATGTCGATAGTACCTCTTCCTGTGGCTACCCCTGTCTGTACGAATGAACGTAGTGAAGCCTTCGCATTCTGGCTAACCTTCCATATCCGGTCCGACACTCGTAAACCCTTATGGGTTCGCGCCCATAAGGCTTCGACAGCCGCCTCATTCACTTGTGCGAATCCCCATTGAATGACTGCCGTATCCAAACCCACGTTGGCTTTCTTGACCGCCCGCATGAAAAGGTTGTCCATGGGGCGGGTTGACAGGTCAACAGACTTCCGGATGGAATCCTTTACTGACTTCTGGACTTCACGGTTGATTTGTTCAGCCACTTCCGTAAGGGCCTTTTCCAGTGCTGTTAGGTGCCGTTTGGTCAGTTCACCCGTATCTGGACCCAGCTTGGTGATTTGCTTCGCTACTTCCTGTGCTGCCTTTTCGTAGATGCGTCGTATGGCAAACTCCTCTCGTCGCCGTAACCGCAAGAAGTCGCGACGGGCTAGCAGTAAGTCTTTAATGTACTCCGGGTCCCCGTACTGTTTGAGGAATTCATCGTTGGCCCATCTTTGACCAAATAATGCCCGGTTTGACACTGCCATTATCTACTCACATCCGCTCCGAGGCGTCTGAGCATCTCCTCAATCTCCTCAAGTTCCTTGTCCACGAGTTCAGCGTCATCCAACCTTGCCATAATTAGCTTGGTCTGAATTATCTTTTCCCGTTCGCTGGGACCGTCCGTTTCTTCCGGTTCATACTCTGCCATGGTGGGTACGTACCGGGCCAAGTAGTTGACAGCAGATTCAAGACCCATAAGGTTGTTCTGTACGGCTTGGGCTAAGGACCTGACCACAATCTCCAGTTCCTGAGCTTCATCCTTACTGTCGCGTGGGTCCACGTCATCCCATTCAAGGGTTGTGGCGTGGGTACTGAACCGCCTGCCCGACGAAATTGATGTCATGGCCAGTACGATACGGGCGACCTGTTGCCAAGCTTCTGTAAAGTTCTCCCTTTTACGAGACACCTTCCTAATCAGGACAGGCATTTGTTCTGTCACTGATGCCTGACTAGAAGGTGTATGTACCCCGAATGCAAACTCCGGCGTCTCACTCACGTCCACAATACACATGAACAGAAGTTTAAGCAAAGGCTCGGCTGTTCCGGTAGCCGACTTGACTTCTAGGAAGCCTGCTTCGTCATTTGACTCCAGGAAGATGAGTTCCTGATCGTCCAGGGAGATTTCCCCGCCCTCCCGCAAGAACTTAGCGGGGTCTTCCACGCCAAAGTTATTCCGTAAGAAGGCCGAGACGTTACTCAGCTTCATCTTCAGTTTCGGGGTGGAGTGAAGTTTGTTCCCCTGTATCGCTTGCATAAGCACATCATGATACGCCTTGATGAACGGTTCGATGGGTTCGA